CGGCCCTTCGCCTCGCTCGAGGTCAGGATCGCGCGCACGCGCTCGAGCGTGGCGGTGCGACCGATTTTCTCGCCCTCGGCCCGAGCTTCCGCACGGGCTTGCGTGAGCGCCGCGTCGTGCTCGGCGCGGGCAATCGTCTCAGACATGAGGAGTCCTCCTTGGTTGCTCTTGACCTTTACGGCCGAGGAAAGACGCGCAAGCGTCTCATCGAAAGTGCCCATGCGGTCCGCGAGCCCGCGGTCGATGGCTTCCGACCCGATGAATACGCGCGCCTCGGTGGCCCGGATGGCGTCGCCGGTGAGCGCCGGCCGTCCGGCCGAAACTTGGTCGATGAAACGCGCGTAAAAGGTATCGACTTCTTTCTGGAAGTCCGCGCGCACGTTTTCGGACAACGGCCCGAACGGGTGACCGTCAACCTTGTGCGCGCCGGCAAAGATGAGCGTCGGCTTGCGGCCCTTCGCTTGCATTTCGGCCGATTGGTCGAGGTGCAACATCACCACGCCAATCGAGCCCGTGATTGAGGTCGGCGTCACGACGACGTCGGTTGCGCTCGAGGCGATGCCGTAAGCCGCCGACGCGGCCATGTCGGACACGACCGCAGTAATCGGCTTTTGCGCGCGCGCGTTGCGGATGGCTTGCGTGAGGGCGAACATTCCCGTTGCCTCGCCGCCAGCCGAGTCGATGTCGAGCATGATGGCCGCGACTTGCGGGTCGGCGAGCGCCGCCGCGATCTGCACGGCAATGGACTCGTAAGAGGTGAAGCCCGAGGAGTCCTCGCCGATGGCGACGCCGCGGTTGACCAGCGAGCCGACGACGGGGACGATGCCGACGCCGTTGGCGCGCCGGTAGAGCACCGACCGCCCGGCGATGACGGGCTCGCCGATCATGCGATTTGCCGACGGCCGCTCGGTCACCGGCGCGGTGAATTCCGCCGGCAACGCGCGCGGGTCGATGATTGCTTCGATGCCGATGCGGTCGGCGAGCACGCTCGCGATAAGCTCGGCCTTGGCCGGATGCAGAAAGAGCGGCCGGCCGAGCACGCGGTCGGCAATGCGGGCCAGAATGGTCATTGCTTGCCCTCTTCATTGGTCACGCCGGGTTTCGGATCGAACGGCGCCAAGGCTTCCGCCAGCGACTTCGCGTCGTCCATGTCCTCTTTGGTGAGGTGATTCTTGCTGCGGATTTGCGCGCGCAACACGCGCGCGGTCGCCAGCAACAAGCTTCGCTCTTCGTGTGTCATGTGAGCCCCACGACCAAAAGCAGGATTGCGGCAGCCGCGGCGAAGGCGAGCACCGCGAGGATGAGCGAGCGCGTGCGCGCGGTCACGTCACGGCCGACAGCATCCCAACGCGGCCCGGGCCGGGCGCGCCGATGATGCGCAGCGTCGGAATGCCGAAGATGAGCGCGACCAGCATGTAAAGCGCGACTAGCAACACCACCGCGAGGTAAGCGCGTTGCACGTTTTGCGGCACGGCGAAGCCGAACCACGAGCAAAACCAAAGGATGATCGCGCCGACGAGCACGAGCAACGCGACGACGATGGCGATGTTGATGACGCCAAGAATGATTCCGCTGAGTGACATGGCGGACTCCCTTTGCGGTGTGGTGATTGGTGGCGACCCCCGAGCGCACGGGGGCCGCCGACGCCGAGCAAGACGCGCGTGCGGGGGCGGTAATGCTCGAGCGATTTAGAGAGTGAACCAGCCGTTTGCGGCGACGACGACTTGCACATTGTTGCCGTCGGGCGTGAACGGTGCGCCGGTGATGCTGTCATCTTGGTACATGATGAGCCGCGAGGTCGACTCGTCGCCGGTGTCGATGAAGAGAATGACGGCCTCGACCGTCGCGCCGGCCACGCTGTTGAAGATCGGGTCAGCCGAGTCAAACTCGGCGAGGTCGCTAATCGCTTTGCCCGAGAGCGCCCCCGAGGTCGCGATGCGCGCGCCGGCCGGCACTTGATTGAGAAAGCCGTGCGTCGGGTCGTAGGTATACGCGCCGGTGTCGATGAGTAGCGCCTTGATGTTGCCGGTCATGAGATTAGCGCCGGCTTGCATGAATTGCGCTTTGGTCTTCGGGTAGAGCGTTTTCATGTCACGGTGTCCATGCGTTGTAACCGGCCGGCTTCGCGTAGGCGAAAGCGGTCGCACCCCAATTCCCGGTGCATCCGTCGTTCACGGCGCCGCCTGAGAAGCACGGCATAAGCCCGCCGCTCGCGGCAATGGTGGACACGTCAACGCCCGCGGTGTTGGTCGCCGGGTCGCCGCCGCCGAGCCCGCCATTCCATCCGGCCGCGTCGAGCGCGAGCCATAGGCGCTTGATGTCCGCGTTGTAAGCCATGCGCAGCGTGCCGCCGCCGCTCAACGGGCCATTGTTTCCAATCGCCGCGCCATTGTAGTAGACGACGCCGCTTCGGAATTGGATGAGCGCATCGGCAGCAACGTTGCCGATTTGATTGAGCACCGCGGCAGCATTGGCGAGGCCGGCGCCGCTGTCGCCGCCGATGAGCGCGGTGAGCGCGAGTTCGCAATACCATTGCCCGGCGGTCTTGGCGCCGAATGCGCGCACCGCGCCGTCGCCGCCGCCGGTTTGCGTGACGGTCTTGTTGCCGTTGGAAAGCACGAGGTTTGCGCTTCGGTCGGCGTCATTCCACGTCGAGAACGCGGGCACGACCACGGCTTGAATCGTCAACGGGTGCACGGCGGTGCCGCTCGGCACGTTCGCGGGCGACAATTGGTCGGGCGGCAACGACGCGATTTGCAGCGTGCCGAACCCTTGCGCGTTGTCGAAGTGGTCGGGCTCGAGCACCTTGTCGAGTTGCGGGCCGATGGTGAGCGCGTTGACGGCTTCCGTGCTGTCGATGTGAGCCGGCGTCAGGATGATGCGGCGCCGGAATTGGGTTTGAATCGAGACCAGCACGGCGCGCCTCAATAGGTCCGCGAGCGCGCGCCCGAGCCGATGGCGAAGCGGCGCGGTTTCTTGCCGGTGCTTTGGCGGCACAATTGATCGTAATACCCGATGGCGTTGTCGAGTTCGTTGATGCTCGCCGCGGTATAGCGCACCTCAAAGCCTTCGATGCGCACGAGCGACATGGTTTGGCCGGTGAGAATCGCGAGCCGCGCCGCGTTGAGCTTCGCCAGCGTTGTGCATGGGTCTTCGACCGAGCCGGGCGGCATCGGAAGCGAGCCGGGCTTTTGCACGAGAATGTCGCCGACCGCTTGCGTGCTCACGTAGCCGTTCGGCAGCGTGACGACAATTTCGTCGCGATAGCTGCCTTGCGAGAGCGCCTTCGACTGCTCGGCGGTGACCGTGATCTTGCATAAGCCGCCGACCGCGTTGGTGACGGTGATGCCGGCGCCGATGCCAAGCTCGAGCACGAGCCCGCCTTGGCTGTTGTAGAGCCGCCACGCGATGTCGGCATCGGTCACGTCGAGCGGTTGGCAAGCGGCGTCGTGCAACGACGCGTCGAATTCCCACGTCGAGCCGATGTATTGCAGGAAATCGGGATGCGTCGCGGTCATGCTTGGCCCTCAATCTGTGCTGTCGAGTCGCATCCGGTGATGGTGGCCGGCCCGTCGCACCCCTCGATTTCCTCGATGTCATCGTCGCCGATGATGTCGATTCCCATGTTCGGTTGCGCGTACAGCTTGACGAAGACGATGTCGCTCGCCTCGGTCGCGTCGAGAATTCCTTCAATGGCGACTTCTTGGAAGAGCACCCGGTCGGGTGCTTCCGTCGCCTCGAGCACGCCTTCGCCATAGATGCCGCCGGCAAGCACCGCGACGTCGGGGGCCTCGGATGCGACGAGCACACCGGCGCCGATGATGTCGGCCGTGAATGCCACCGCGTCGGGCGCGTCGCTCGCCGCCAGCATGCCGGCGCCGATGATGCCGCCCCTAAACGCGGTAACGTCCGGCGCTTCCGACAACTCGAGCGTGCCGGTCGCGACCATCTTGCCGGCGAACGCCGCAGAGTCGGGGGCCTCGACCGCGTTGAGCGCGCCGGTGGCAACGGTGATGAGCCCGATAGTGAACGCCGCAACGTCGGGGGCCTCGGAAGCCGCCAGCGTGCCCGCGGTGACAATGCTGCCGGCGAATGCCGCGGAGTCGGGCGCGTCGCTCGCGGCGAGCACGCCGGTGCCGACGATCTTCGCCACGAAGGCGGCGCCGTCCGGCGCCTCGACCGCGGCAAGGGTGCCGGTCGCGAAGATGCCGCCCGCAAAGCTCGCGCTATCGC